CCCACGATCACCGATCGTCGGTACGCGTCCCGGGATCTCGCCGGCGTCGCGGTGATCGCCGCCGCCGCGGTGATCGCAGCGCTCCCCGCCGCCGCGATCGTGTGGGCTCTCGTGCTAGCTGCACACGGGGAGCTCGGACCGTGATCCCGCCGGCGGTGATCATTTTCGAGCTAGAGCTCGTCGACGTCGAGCGTGTCCGGTTTATCCCGGTCGACCCGGTGTGGGCATCCCTCACGATCCCGCGCCCGGTGTGGGAGTCGCAGGGGACACCGCTCACGATCCGCGTCGAGATCTCCCCGGAGCCGGTCTCGTGAGCGCTTACATACTCTCGAAGGGCTCCCGTGCCGGCGCGCCGGGATGGTACGGCCGCGACGCGTATCTCGACGACGTCGAGCGCGCGATTCTGTCGCTCGACGGATCGATGAGACTCCGCGCACGACACGTGTCCGCACACGCGGTGTACGCGGTCGCCATGCACGACGCGCGCACCGCGAATCCGTCGTCCGGGGGGGATGTCGCGACCGCGCACGACACCGTGGCGCGCGCGCTCCGGATCTCCCGATCAACGGTCGAACGCGCGCGCCGGTGGCTCCGCGAATCCGGGCTCGTCGTCGTCGTCGAGACCGGTCGATATCTCACGACCGCGGAGCGTCGCGCGGCCGGTAACGGGCAGAAACGCGCCGCGTCGACCCGTGCTCTGGTGCACCCTCCGGGACGACGTCGAGCTCGACGACGTCGACCCCGTGACGTGCTACGTCCCGAAGGGAGTCTCTTACAGGCGGGTCCGGTGGATAACAGATCACCTAGCAGGGTTGTGGATAACTTTCCGCGGCCGATATGGGCTCAACGGCTCGCCGCCGGCGTCGACTACGCGCTCCGCCGGCGCGGACGACGCGTCATCGCGCACCGACACGTCGGATCTCTCGTCGGATCTCTCGTCGGCGCCGGCATCCCGCTCGACACCGACCCCGTCGAGCTCGTCGAGCTCGTGCACCGGCTCGCCACACCGACCCCGTCCGACCCGATCCGGGACGAGCTCGCATGGTTCGGATATCAACTCCGGCAGATCGTCGACGATCTATGGCGATCCCACGACCGCCGCGCCGCCGGCGCGCACCGGCACAACTTCCGAGCACTCCAACCGGACGGCCGGCTCGGTTGCCTAGGCTGTCAAGCAACGAAGGAAAGAGACCATGACCGGTAGATATCCCCGAATCGAACAACTCCCGGACGGCCGCTACCAGGCCACGTGCTCCGGTTGTGGCTGGGAGTCAATGCCGGCGCGGACCCGGAACGTCGTCGACGACGCGCGACACCGGCACGGGTCCGACATCGAATGCGCGCACCGACACGGGGTCCGGCTATGACCGGCGGCGTCGGATTCGATCCCGGAGATCTCGACGACGTCGACAACGACGTCGACGTCGTCGACACTCCCCGGCGGGTCCGGGTCGCGTTCGCGATCGGTGTGCTCGTCGGCGCCGCCGGCGCGACCGGGATCGCGGTCGTACTCACCGGCGCACTCTTCGGGCCGTGACCGTCGACTCCGACCGGCTCGCGCTCTCCGCCCGGGTCGGCCGGCTCTCCGACCGGTTCGGCCGGGAAGCGGACGCGTGGCGCGACCCGGATCTCGTGCTCGTGTGCCGGCTCGCACAGATCACGCTCACACGCGCGGAGCTCCCCATCCTCCGCCGCCTGGATCTCGATCTCGACGCGATCACCGCGGCCGTCGTCCGGCTCGAACGACGCGCCGGCGTGCTCGAAGGGCATCGACGGTTAATCAACACATTGACCCGATCCCGGCCGAAACCGCGGCCGTAGCGGCCCCGTACGCGGCCGAACCGGGCCGACCCGGGATGACCCTACCCAAACGGCATCCCAAGCGCTCTACGGGCCGCACACGGCCGCACGCGGTGACATGTCCTATGCCACGACACCGCATGACACGGTGACACACCGGGACATGGCACGTCACGTCACGTCACGTCACATAGTGTCATGGGGGACACGACGCGACACGGCCTAGGACATGTCACCGTGTGACGCCGTGACGCGTCATATGCTATGTCCCATGACACTCCCCAATGATTACGACGTCGTCGTGCTCGACGACGTCGACGGGCTCGACGAGCTCGTCTCCGCTCCCCGATTCGCCAGGCTCCGCTCGGTGTCCGAACGCACCGTGAAACGGTGGCTCCGCGACGGTGATATCGCCGGCGCCCGGAAAGACGAAGCGGGTCGGTGGTTGATCCCCGCCGGCGCGACCGTGCGTCGACCCGCAGACAAGCAACTCGCGCGCGCTGCGAGCCGGCCGGCCGACGTCGTACCGATCGCGTCGAGCTCGACCGCGCTCCCCCCGCTCGACGCGCTCCCGACGTATCTCACAATGGAGCAAGCGTCGGTCGTGCTCGGGATCTCCGAGCACGCGATCCGCCGGCGCGCGGAGAAGTTCGATCTCGACACGGTCGGTCCGAATGGCGCGCTCATGATGCCGCTAGCTACCGTCCGCCGGCTCCGCGGATGACACGTCGACCATTCGACGTCGACGAGCTCGAACCGACTGAACCGGAGTGCTCGTCGTGCGGCCGGCATCATCGACCCGACATCCGGTGTTGGACCGGACTGTATCGGGAGCGATTGATCGTGCATGTGCTCGCGACACAAGGTCGAGTGTGTTCGCTCAAGCTCGCACGCTGCACCGGTGTCGCGACAAGTGCCGATCATGTCATCCCGCGCAGCATGGGCGGAGATGACTCCGACGACAATCTTCGGCCGGCGTGCTTGTCATGTAACGCGGCGAAAGGGAACCGGCGCCGGCTCCCCCCGGAGCCGACCTATCGCACCGCCGGTGTCGGGCTCTCCCCGCGATTCCGGGGTCTCTAGGATGACCGTATGAGACAACGACCCCGCCGGCTCGCACGAGCTCGCCGGCATATCGACCCGGCACTCCCGGAAGTAATCGCGGAGCTCGCGCACGAGCTCGACACCGGGATTCTGACGTGTCGGGAGCGACGCCGGCACGACTGGCGCCCGGAGACCGTGATCGCGACGCCGACCGGTTATCTCCGCGTCGAATCGTGCACCGACTGTGCAAGCTCCCGATCCCAAGATCTCGACCGGTCCGGTTACATCACGACGACGAGCATTAGCTACGTCGACGGTTATCTCAATCCCGCCGGCACCGGCCGGGTCGACCGTGCCGGCGCCGCCGCGTACCGGCTCGAATCCATCACTCGACTAATTGAAGGAGTCCACTAATGGCAAGAGAGATCGTCGTTCAATCCTGGTGTGACGTATGTCTCAAGCGGAACGACGTCCGCACGCCGGCGACATGGTCCGGGGAGATCACGATCGGATCGACCCGACAACTTGATCTCTGCGACGAGCACGCGGAGCCGGTGCGGAGCATGGTCGAAATACTCGACGACTACGGCACGTCAACCGAACCGCCGCGCCGCCGGCGCCGGCGCCGAACCGACGACGACGCCGGCACGCTCCCGTGTCCCGAATGCGGAAAGACATTCGCGACACCGCAGGGTCTCGGCGCGCACCGGTCCCGATCGCACGGCTACCGATCGCCGGCGCGCGACACGCCGACACTCGATCTCCCCGATCTCGTGTCGAGTGAGCTAGATTAGCTCTCGGATTGAAGGGCACTTCTTCTTTCGGAGTGACGCGGATATTCAACAACACACACGTTAGGGCCCGGGACGGATCGTCCCGGGCCCTACTTGTGTTAATCGTGCGGGGAGATCATCACCGCTCAATGCTGACACGACACGACACGTCCGCCCGAATCGGGGGGATCGATCTCCGGCCGCGCGCCCGGGGGAGGGCCGTTACTCCCCAGACTCCGAACCCCGACGCCGGCCGGAGATCTCGTCGCGGGCGGATCTCCCCGATCGAACGTCCCGGACGCTCCCCCACCCTAGCGGGACGAGATCTCCGCCGCCCACGCGCGCAGATCGCCGGCCAGACTGTAGGCCGCATTGGCTAGGTCGGGTCGGTTCGATCCGATCCGATCCCCGACCCGCTCGACGGTCTCGGCATCCCGCCGCACTTGTCGCGCCCATGTCGCAGCGAACGACGCGCGCTCATCCGTCATGCGACCGGGCCGTCGACGTCGAGCTCGTCGACGACGTCGTCGGCGCCGGCGTAGTGCATCCGCTTAAGTTGCCGTGCCAATCGCATGAGAGCGATCGAGAGATCGAGTCGGGAGAGTCGGGACCCGACGACGTCGGCGCCGAATCCCCCGTCGATCTCGCGGAAGATCACGACCGCGACCGCGTCGGTCGCGTCGACGACGTCGGCGCCGCGCTTGTGTGCCATGCGGTCGAGCGTACGACCGCCGGCCGTGCTGCGACGAGCTCGACGCGCCGGCCGACGTCGACGAACGCGCGAACGCAACACACGCGACGACGTCGACGCGTTTTGGTACACCGGCACCGGTCGCTGTGCACCGCGATGATCTCTCTTCTCTCCCGGGACACCTAGAAAAATGTTTCGGTTTCACGTTAAAATCCGAAAAGCTGGGGGGGAGCTATGAAGAAAAGGGGAGGATATGGTCGACGACACTCTCGCCGGATTGGAGATCGCCGGATTGGAGATCCCGTCCGGGCCGATCCGGGCCGCGACCGCGCACCTAATCGGGTCGTTGCTCGACACCGGCCGGCTCGAAGTCGAGCACGAGCCGCTCGTGCAACTTCTCTTGCGCACCGCGGACGCTATGGATCGTGCCGGCACGAAGGCGGTGTACGCGCTCCCCGCGCTCTCGAAAGAATTCCGGGAGATCCGCGCGGAGCTACTGGACGCGACCCGCGACGACTCCGCCGCGTCGGGTCTTGTCACGGGATACGACGTGACACTCATCCCCGTCGTCGACTGGGAGCCGGCGGAGCCGGCCGCGCTCGACCGTGCAAGCTGAACCGACCTATGCGACCCGGCGGACCCCGTCCCGGTGGACCGATGGGGGGATCGTCGCGGAGTCAATCGAACGTTGGCTCGGTCGTCGACCGACCCCGTCGCAGCGATTCGAGCTCGATGTCGCGCTCGAACGCGTCGACGGTCCGGGGTCCCCGTACGCGTACGACGAAGTGATCATCATCAAGGGCCGGCGGTGTGGAAAGACCGTGACGTCGTTCGGTGTCCCACACGCGCGCGCGCTCAATGGTCCCGTGACGTTATCGAATGGTCGCGTGCTCCCCTTCCGGGCGGTGCATGTCGCGCAAAATCTCACGTCCGCACGGCAACGATTCGCGGAAGATCTCGTCGACCCGTACCGGCAACGATTCACCGACGCCGGTTGGGCATCCGCCGCGGAATATCGACGCGGCGCCGCGGACACCGCGCTATTGCTCGACCCGCGATCCCGAAAAGACATCGAGCGTGCCAAAATCGACCGGGTCGCGTCCGAGATTCGTGTGCTCGCGCCGACCCCGTCCGCCGCGCGCGGCGCCGGCGTATTCCATCGCACATATGACGAAGAGCTCACGTTCGATCTTGAACGCGGACAAGAGCTCGCCGCCGCCGGCCGGCCGACCATGGCAGAGCTACAGGGACAAGCGCAGACATGGCACATGTCGAATATCTCCCGGGACACCGGGCCGCGACACTTTCTATTCGCGCAACGCGAGAAGGGTCGCCGGCATGTCGCGGCGGGGAGCACGACCGGTGTGTGCTATGTCGAATATTCGATCCCGCCCGGGGTCGAGCTCGACGACGAACGCGAATGGTTCCGGTACTATCCCGCGCTCGGAGAAGGGCTCGTCGGGATCGCGCAACTCCGCCGCGATCGAGAAGAGTTTGAAGAGATCAACCGGGACGGGGGAGCCGCGTTCTACGCGGAATATCTCGGCCGGTGGGCGGACGAAAACGACACCGGGTCGTCGGGATGGGAAGCGATCCGGGAGTCGGATTTCGCCGCCGCGCTCGTCGACGAGCTCGCCATGCCGGACGACGTCGACGTCGTGCTCGGGGTCGAGCTCGACCCCTTCTTCCGGTCCGCGACGATCACCGCCGCCGCACAGATCGACCCCGACACGGTGCTCGTCGAGATCGTCGATCACCGACCCGACACCGAATGGGTGCTCGACGCGTTACTTCAATACGCCGGCGCCGCCGCGGCGGTGTGTGTCGACGCGTACGGTCCCGGGCTCGCGCTATTGGAGAAGTTGGAGCGGATGCCGGTCTTCTCCGACCGGCTCGTCGTGACCCGCGGCGGTGACTTCTATGCCGCGTGTTACGGTTTCGAGTCCGGGCTCCGCGATCGGTCGTTGAAGATCCGCCGGTCGGACTATCACGAACGACTCACCGCCGCCGCCGCCGCCGCGCAGCGCACGACCGGCCGGTCGTGGGGATGGCAACGACAAGTGAACCCGCCGCAAACTCCGCTGGTGTCCGCGACGCTCGCGGTGTGGGCTCTCTCGCACGCGCCGACCCCGGCCGACGTGTCTCGGATCTTCTAATGCCGGCCGATCGGATGCATTACGATCTCGGTTCTAACACCGTGCTCGCCTGGTGCGACTGTGGGTGGCGGGAGCTCTCCCGGTCGAAAGAGTTAGCGCGTGAGCTCGCGATCGAGCACGAGCGGACCGTGCATCCCGACTCGATGGTCGTCCGACAAGCGGCATGGCTCCGGGAGCGGCGCCGCGACCGCCGCGTCGACCCGTGAAAATGTCGATCCTCCGGGGGGATACTCCCCGTTATGCCGACGGATTCCTCCCGGATTGCGACAATCCACACCGCGACGGACGGTCGCGACATGCTCGAAAACACTCCGGACGGTTGGGAGGTCGAGCGGCCCGGTCTCTGGTGGGATGGACCGGCGGACGGGGAGGGGATGGGGCCGTGGGGCAACCCTCCGCCGGGAGCGGACGACGCCGCGCCGGGTCTCCGCGGTCTCGCGCTCTCGACGGTGACCCGGTGTCTTGAGCTCACCGCGGACCCGGTCGCCGGGATGCCGTGGAAGGTGTACCGGGGCCGCGCTCAAGTCGACACGCCGGCGTGGATCGTCGACCCGCAAGCCGTCCGGGTCGACGGCCGCCGGCTCACCGGGCCCGGACCGTCCGCCCGGCTCTCTCCCGTCGAATTCTGGTCGCAGACAATCGTTGCCATGCTCAATTACGGGGAGGGGATTGTCTACACACCGCGAATGCTCGACGCCGCCGGCGAACCGTCCGGCGCGATCGTCCCCCCGATCTACAATCTTCATCCGCTCTATGTCAATGTCGACGAGACCGGCCGGTATTACGTCGACGACGAGCTCGAAGAGACCGGCCGCGGATACATCGATCCCCGCGAAATGATCGTGATCCGGAACATTGTCATGCCGGGACACGTCCGCGGCGTCGGCGTGCTACAGGCGCACGCCGGCGATCTCCAATTCGCCGCGAACATTCGCGACTATGCCGACAATCTCTATCAACGCGGCGTACCGAACGGCTATCTCAAGTCGACGCAACCCAAGTTGGATGCCGCCGGCGCCGCGGAGCTAAAACGTGTGTGGCTCGCGAATCATGGCGGCGTGAAAAAGACGATCGGTGTCCTTAACGCGACGACCGAATTTCATCCGCTCTCGATCGACCCTTCCGCCGGCGCGATCACGGATCTTGTCAAGCTCGGAAAATGGGGGATCATCGAAGCGTACGGTCTCCCGGTGTCGAAATTCGGGCTCTCTTTCGGCACGAACCATAGTTACGCGAATCTTGAGCAAGAAAACGCGGAGTACGTCAACGACACGCTTATGCGGATCGCGCGCCGCGTGGAAGCTGCGATCGACCCGGTACTCCCCGCGGGTCAGTCGCTCAAGATCGATTTCCGGCAGCTTCTCCGCGCCGACACCGCGACCCGGTTCGCGCTGTATCAGTCCGCGCTCACGTCGGGATGGATGACGGTCGACGAAGTCCGCGATCTCGAAGATCTCCCCCCGCTTCCGGCGCCGGCGCCGCCGGTCGACGACGTCGTCGTCGTCGACTCGACCCCGCCGGCGCCGGTCGACGACGTCGTCGTCGTCGACCCTACCCCGCCGGCCGGCACCGTGCCGGCCGCATGACATCCCCCGAGAAGGGAAACACTCGTGGAAACTACGTTCGTCAACATCCCCCCGCTTGAGCTCCGCTCGGAGGGCGATCACCGGATCTTGTCGGTGCGTGCCATGCCATACGACGTCGTGACACGCACCGCCGGACCGGTGCCGGAAAGATTCGCGCCGGCCGCGTTCGCGTCCGCGCCGGCATCCGCCGGGAAGGTGCGACTCCGCGACGGTTCGCACGCTCGGGAGCGGATCTCGGTCGGTGTCGCGCAGCTTCTCGACGACCGTCCGGACGGTCTCTACGGGGAGTTTCGGTTCTACAACACACCGGAGGGCCGCGCCGCGCTCGAAAACGTGGCAGAAGGGGTCTACGCCGGCGTGTCGGTCGGTTTTATCGCGGAGCAAGAGACCGTGCTCGACGGGGTCCGGGTCGTGACCCGGGCCCGGTTGCATCACGTGTCGCTCGCGGAAGATCCCGCCTACGTCGACGCGCAGCTTCTCGCGCTGCGCTCCGCGGACGCGTACGCGTCCGCGCGCCGGCGACCCGACATGTCGGTGCTCGACCGGTTCACCGACCCGCACGACACGCCGTGGGCGCTCCGCGCACAAGAAGTCTTCAAAACGTCGACGCGCCGGGTCTAGTGTCACTTTCACGAACGGATGAGACCCGATAGGGGTCCGCCGGGAGAGCCGATAGGGCGATCGCATGACATCCCGATAGGGGATCTCGTGCATGACAACCGTCGAGCGTTCGCACGACATCCCGATAGGGGATCTCGCGCCGCGGATGCCGACATATCCCCCGTCAAGATCTCCCGAAGGGCTCTCGTCATGGCATCCGCATACCTCCGCACGCGTGTTGAAGAACGCGCGAATCTCTCCGATCTCATCGATGGTTCACTCGACCGGGCCGCGACCGAATCCCGGGATCTCACTCCCGACGAGCGGACGCTTCTCGACGGTTGGGAAGCTCGCGCCGGCGCACTCGACGCGGAGATCGAACAGCTCATCCGGCAGGAAGAGGGAGCGCAGCGATTCACCGGGCAGCTCGGCCGGCTCGCGCTCACGAACGAACGCGACGAGCGTCGCGCCGCCCGCGACCGCGACCGGACCCCGGTCGAGATCCGCTCGATCGGTCGCCGGTTCGTCGAGTCCGAACAGTTCCGGACGTACCGGGGGCACGGCTCGATGGAGCCGGTCGAATTCTCGGTCGCGGAGCTCGTCGAGACTCGGGCCGCGATCACGACCGGGGATCTCCCCGCGAACGCGTATCAGTTCGTGCCGGCCGCGCCGACGACGACGACCCCGCTTCTCGACGCGATCGGACACGAGCTCGTGTCCGGCTCGTCGGTCGAGTTCATCGTGTGGGGCACGTCCGCCGGTAACGCGTCGGTCGTGCCGGAAGGGCAGCTCAAGCCGGAAGCGCCATTCGCGTCGACTCCCGGTAATGCCACGCTCGACACGTACGCCTGGTGGAAAGCGATCACGCGCCAGGCTCTCGAAGACGCACCGCGGATGCAGAGTCTCATTGAAGGCAAGCTCCGCGCCGGCGTCGCAAACGCGCTCGAAAATGCCGCCGCCGGCGTGATCTCCGGCGCGGCCGTGACGACGATCACGAACGCGGACATGCTCGCCGGCATCCGCCAGGGGATCGCGACCGTGCAGACCGCCGGATTCACGCCGGACGCGGTGCTTCTCAATCCGGCCGACTATGCCGATCTCGACATCAACGCGGCGGCCGGCGCGAATTCGGGTCCGGTCGCGTTCGCCGGTTATTGGGGATTGACCCCGATCGCCGCCGCCGCGATCCCGGCCGGCACGAGCTATGTCGCGAACTTCAAAGAAGCGGTGACATGGTTCGACCGCGGCGTCGGGAACGTGTTTATGACCGACTCGCACGCCGACTATTTCGTGCGTAATCAGTTGATCATCCTCGCGGAGACCCGGGCCGCGTTCGCGATCACCGATCTCTCCGCAATGGTCGCGGTGACGACCGGCGCCGGCGGCGCCGCCGCGTCGACGTCGAGCTCGAAGGCGTGATCATGGTCGACGTCGAGCCGGCTCCGCCGGTCTTTCCGCTCGCGTGGCTCTCGCCGGCGTCGGTGAAGGCGTGGCTCCGGCTCGACGTCGACGACACCGCGGACGACGCCGATATCGTCCAGTGCTGCGCAGACACCGAAGTGTATGTCGAGACGGTCCGCCCGGATCGACGCACGGTGGCGACCGACCCCGACACGGGTCTCCCCGTGCCGGGACCGTACGTCCCCGACGCGGAGGTGTATCAGGGAGCCGTCATGTATGCCGCCCGGTTGTTCCGCCGGCGCAATTCGCCGGCCGGTGTGGAGTTGTTCGGGGATCAAGCGTCGTTCGTGTCCCGATACGACGCCGATATCGACCGGGCTCTCCGCACCGGGCCCTGGCAACCTTCGGTTGCGGTGTGATCATGCCGGCGACACCGATCGATCTCGCGGCCGCGGTCGCCGGCGTCGTCGACGCGCTCACCGCGGCCGGTGTGCGCGCCACGGACGACCCGCGCAACATCAACACACCGGCCGTGCTCGTCAACCCTCCGGAGATCGCGTACCGGTTCGGTCGCGCCGGTTTCACCGCTACGTGGGAGCTCTGGTGCCTGGTCGCGGACACCGGCCGGCACTCCGCGCTCGTCGCGGTCTCCCAACTGATCACCGACACACAAAACGCGCTCGGTTGGGCCGCGGTCTCCGCCCGCCCGGACAATTTCCTCATGCCGGACGGCTCGTCGCCGGCCGGCTACATCCTCACATTCACCGAAACATTCGGGAAGGGATAACCGATCATGCCAACATTCGGACCCGGTCTCCTCACGATCGGAGAAGTCGGCTCGGAGCTCGACGTGTCGTGTCTGGTCAACGGTGCCAAGATCGCCGCGTCGAAAGATCAGGGCGACGACACGACCAAACTGTGCGGGACGATCAAGCCGGGAAAGATCACGTACACGTACGCGCTCTCCGGTAATTTCGACGTCGACTCCGAAGACCCGGACGGAATTTTCGCGCTCTCGCAGCTACAGCCCGGATCACAACAGCCATTCGTGTTCACACCGTCGACCGCCGGCGAAACTTCCGCCGCCGGGACGCTGATCGTCGACCCGCTCGATTTCGGCGCGGACACGTTCGGTGACGACATGACATCCGATTTCGAATTCGCGCTCGTCGGTCCCCCGACGTACACCTTCCCCGACGCCGCTCCGCTCGCGGACCGGTTCGCGCCGGTCGTCGTCAACGGTGCCGGCACGACGTCGGCCGGCACGCCGGCCGCGGACGCCGCATAACCCGGGCGGACGCCGGACCATGTCGGACGAGATCACGGTCGCGGGTCTCCCCGAGCTCCGCGTCGCGCTCGTGAAGCTCGGGCTCGATCTCCAAGATCTCCGGGACGTGAATCGGGATGTCGCGGGATTCGTGGGCGCCCGTGCTGCGACCGACGCTCCGCGCCGGTCCGGGATGCTTGCCGCGTCGTGGCGACCCGGTGCCACCAAAACGAACGCGACCATTCGTTTTGGTGGCGCCATGGTCCCCTACGCGAACGCGGTTCATTGGGGGACCGGGCCGCGTGCCGGCCGGCGCGGACCGCACAACATCCGCGCGACATTGTTCGCGACGACGGCCGCCGCAGATACCCAACCGGAATGGCTCGGTTGGTATGTCGACAAAATGCAGACTCTCACCGATCAAGCCGCAGCGAAAGTGAATCCGACGACATGACTAGTCCTATTACCCTGAATTCTCCGAAATATCGGGTCGTGCTCGGAGACCCGGCGGACCCGGCGACATGGTCCGAACACGAAGTACAGGCGATCACGCGTGATATTCAAAACGCGGAAGCATTGTTCGTGCGGCATAAATGGGGCAACCCTGCGAACCAACCGATCAAAATTACGGCCGTGGCAGCGTTTTACGCGCTCGTCCGGTCCGGGCAGATTGACGCCGGCACGTCGTGGCCCCAGTTTGAAGCGAACTATCTCGAAGTGTCGGAAGCGGGCTCCGAACAGGTGGGCCCTACCGATCCGGATCTCGATCCCGACTATTGATCGAGCTCGCGATCGCGACCCGGACACCGGTCGCGGCATGGCGGGATGAAGACGACGTGACGATCGCGACCGCGCTCGACATACTCCGGATACAGGCGGAAGCGGTGAGAAATGGCAAGTAACCAGGCGACACTGATCGTCAAGATCCTCACCGACGCGTCGGGAGCGAAAAAGGGCACCGAACAAGCCGCGTCCGCGTATCAGAAATTCGGCGCCGGGATTCAGAAGCTCACACCGTACGCCGCCGGCGCCGCCGCCGCGATTATCGGGATCGGCGCAAAAGCGGTGTCCGCCGCATCCGCGACCGAACAAGCCATGGGATCGCTCGACGCGGTCTTCGGGAAAAATGCCGGACAGGTAAAAGGGTGGGCGGCGTCCGCCGCGAAATCTCTCGGGCTCTCGAAGTCGCAATATGGCGAATTCGCGGCGGTGATCGGCGCGCAGCTTAACAATCTCGGGCTCTCCGCGGACGACGCGCTCAAGGGCACGAAAGACCTAATCTCGCTCGGTGCGGATCTCTCCGCGACCTTCGGGGGCACGACCGCGGACGCGGTCTCCGCGCTCTCCGCCGCGCTCCGCGGGGAGGGGGACCCGGCGGAGCGTTACGGGCTCTCACTGAACCAAACGGCCGTGAACGCACGGCTCGCGGAGAAGGGTCTCGACAAGCTCACCGGCTCCGCATTGAAGACCGCGAAGACCCAAACGATTCTGCAACTTGCGACCGAGCAAGCCGGCGGAGCGGTCGGCCAATTCGCCGCGCAGAGTAGCACGCTCGCGGAGCAACAGCAGATTAACGACGCGGCATGGCAAAACGCGCTCTCAACTCTCGGGACCCAACTTCTCCCGATCGTCACAAAAGTCACTCAACAATTCGCGAGTCTCGCACAATGGATCTCGCAGAATAGTACTCTCGTCACCGCTATAGTCGCGGTGATCGGCACGCTCGCCGCGATTATTCTGGTGCTCGCCGCCGCAATGAAGATCGCGACGATTGTTCAATGGGCGCTCAATTCCGCGATTTTCGCGTCCCCGATCACGTGGGTAATCGCTCTCATTGTGCTATTGGTCGCGACAATTGTTATTCTGTGGAATAAGTCGGCCGCGTTCCGTGACTTCTTTATCAACGCGTGGAAGGTAATCAAAAACGCGGTGTCGGCCGCGTTCACGTGGATCTCGAATGTCGCAAAATCGGCATTCGCCGGACTCATCGTCGCGGCGAACGCGGTCGCGTCATTCTTCCGAACGATCTTCTCCGCGGTCGCCGGATTTTTCTCGTCGATATGGTCCGGTGCGGTGAATAAAGTCAAGCTACTCTTTTACGCGTTCGGTGTTGCCGCACGGATTATCTTCTCCGGAATTCAATCCGCGATCGGCGCGGTCGGCCGATTCTTCTCGTCGATATGGTCGAACGTCGTCAACGCAGCGAAGACCGTGCTCGCCGGATTCGGATCATTCTTCCGGGGTCTCTTTAATTCGCTTATGGCTCCGGTCCGCGCGGTCGAGTCCGCGATTCAGGGGATCATTGGGTGGATTCAAAAAGCGATCGGTTGGCTCTCCCGGATCAAGATCCCGTCGATCTTGAGTAAACAGAATTTCTCCGCACCGCCGCCGGCCGGCGTGAATGGCACACCGCCGGCCGGCGTGCTGCGCTCCCCGTCGTTGGGCGGCGTGCTCGCGACTTCGTCGACCGGGTCCGGCGGCGGCGGGATCGTGATCAACATCAACGGAGGATTGGACTCCGCGGAAACGATCGCGCGCCGCGTGCAATCGCTTCTCGTCGGGTCGCAGCGTCGCCGGTCCGGTGTGGTGCTCGATCGACGCTCCCCGGCGGTGACCCCGTGAGTACCGGGATCGGATGCACGGTGTATGTCGACGGGGCCCGGTTCGCGGACGGCTCCCCCGGCGACGACCCGCTCGCGCCGACCGCGTTAAGCGGTCTCTCGGTGACGTGGGGTCGCTCGACGACGGTCGATCAACCGGAACCGTCGACGTGCGAATTCACGATCGCGGATCTCCCCGGCGGGTCGTCGTTCGCGTCGACGCTGCGCACCGGTCTCCCGGTCGACATCCGCGCGCGCGGGCTCGTGTCCCCCGACCCGACCGTGTCGACCGTGCTCGATCCCGGATTCGACGCGACACCGGCCGGGTCGACGCCGCGGTCGGTGTCGACGACGGCCGGGTCGTCGGTCGTCGCGGCGGTCGCCGGGAATCCCGCGCTCCGGGTCGTCGCGGCCGACCCGCGCACCGCGCCGACCGTGCTGATCGCACCGGATGTCTTCTCGACGGTCGTCGACGCGTGGGACGAGATCCCCAAGATCGGCCCGGGGCAATCCTGGTCGGTCGCGGTCGATGTCATGGCATGGCATGGCGCGACTGTCACCGTGCAACCGGTGTTGTTCACCGACCCGACCGGCACACACTATTCACCGCTCGGACCGGCCGCGACCCGGACCGGGTCCGGCGCATGGCAGACGATCACGGTTCCGGCGGTGTCGTCGACCGTGTCGGGATGGGTCGGCGTCCGGGTCCGGACCGTCCCGGTCGGTCCCCGGTGGCTCGACATGTCCCCCGACATGTCATGGGCCGCGACCCCGGGAGTATGGGTCGAATATGGGTCGTTCGCGGTCGACAATGTCGCCATTCTCGCGCCGGCGTCCGGGGTCGATCTTGAAGTGTTGGTCTACTCCGGCCGGATCACCGATCTTGAAGCGTCGTTCGACGGGGGGATCGTCGGCGCCACAGTCGCGGTGACATGCTCCGATTTCACGGCCGATCTCGACAACATTCGGGTTGGTGACGAACCGTGGGCGGTCGAGCCTATGGGCGCCCGGTTCAACCGGATTTTGGCGCTCTCCGAGCTCGACGTGTCCGCGGTGATCGACGCCACGATCTCCCCGACACCGGTGTCATATCAAGATGTTGACTCCCAACCGGTCGCGGGTCTTTTGAAAGATCTCGCACAGTCCGTCGACGGTGTCATGTGGTCCGCGACACACATCACGACCGGGCCCTATTTGCATGTCGAAGATCCGGACACGCGACCGCCGGAGTACGTGCTCGCGGTCGACCCCGACACGGGTCTCGTCGAGATCACCGACGCGTCGGTCGTCGCCGGCGGTGTGCAGATCTCCGCGTGTGACGTGCTCCGCGACCCGGTGTCGTGGATTCAAAATGTCGCGGATGTCGCGACACGTGTCGCGGTGACATGGCTTGAGCAGGGGGTCGACGACGCCGGTCTCCCGACGACGACCGATCGGACCTATCTCACGGTCGACGCCGCGCTCGAAGTCGACTACGGGCAACGGGGGATGTCGGTCTCGACCATGCTCTCCGCACAGTCCGACGCGGCCGATGTCGCGAATCGTGTGCTCGCGCGCTCGTCGCTGACGGGATGGCGGATCGACGGTCTCGTCGTCGACGACGTCGAGCTCGATCTCACCGGTCCCCCGGCGGTTTCACTCGTGCTGAAACTTCTCGACGGCACGACCCGGAACGGTCTCCCGATCGCGCTCGTCGATCTCCCCGCATGGTCCCCGGTGGGCACCGCGACCGCGTGCTATCTCGAAGGTGGAAAGTATGCGTTCGTCGACGGGGCATGGGTGCTCGATCTCACCGTGTCCCGGGCCGAAACGACCGGCCGGTCGGTCGCATGGGTCGAGCTCGACCCGGCGTGGCGATGGGTGGATTTCGACCCCGGGATGTCGTGGGCCGATCTATATGGCGTCGGGACATCGACCTAAACCGAAGGGACAACAGACAATGCCAGTCGACACGGAATATGCGCAGCTTCTCGCGCAGCTTCTCGCGGACCCCGCGAACGCGACGATCCGGGAAGCACTGTACGCGCGTTATGTGGAGATCTCCCCGCTCGGGGGCACGTCGACCGACGGTTATCCCTATCCCGTCCCGACCGACCCGGTCGCGCAGGGAGCCGACGCGATCCGCGCGCTCGCGGAAGCATTGAACGGCCGCACGTTCGTGTCGATCACCGCGAACAAGCCGAACGCGGCGGCGGTCGCGACCGCGTATCCCGTCGCAACTTCTCTCATGTACTTGACAAGTAGTGAAGCGCAGGCCGGTGGCTGGCCGTCGTCGACCTATTCGATCGTGGAAACACTCCGCACGGCCCTTACGACGATCGCGGTGCAATACGTGCACGTACTCAACGCGAACGGGGGTCCGCCCACGCTGTACTACCGGACCGGAAATACGACCGTATGGTCGGCGTGGGCGCCCGTATATCTGTCGACCGCGTGGATGCCGATCACGGCCGCGTCGGGATTCAGCGCTAGCTATTCGTCGGTCAAAAAGGTCGGTGAAGTGCTCTACTACGCCGGCGTGATCTCCGGAACGTTCGCCGCGAACACAGTCGTTACGATCGTGCCCGCCGGCGGTGTGCCGGCCGGCTACCGACCATCCCGACAGATGAATCGGCAGCTCGCCGCGAATTCGGCCGGCGCGACTGTGCGCGGGATCATCGACGAAACCGGGCTTATTCAGGTCGCGACCGGTTCGACCGCTCCGACGTATGTCGATATCTCGGGCTTTTCCGGGACTGTGCAGACACTCCCGGTCGGATGACGAACTAGGGGGGGACATGCCATGACATCACAGGGGGTCGACGGCTCCGGGACTCCGATCGACGCCGGCACGATCGCGCCGGACCCGGACCGTGCACGCCTTCTCGCACGGTCGTTTATGCATGGGGTCCGGTTCGGAATCCGGCTCGGAATCCGGATCGCCGCGCACCGGGACGACGCCGCGGAGGTCGACCGGTTGCTCGTCGGGACCGGTCTCGACCGGTCCGAGATCGGTCTTTAAGGGGGGATTTCATCATGGTGCATGCGACGAACGGACCCGCCGCGCACGATACGTTGCTCGGATACGAACCATTAAGCAACTATGGAGCATGTTGGTACTACGTGTGGAATGCGTACGACGCGAACGGGGCCGACACGAGTCTCGGATCGTACATGTACGCATACGACGCCGCGTTCGCGTCGTCCGGGAAGCATTACGACATGCATCCGCCGGCCGGCGCCGCGGTCTGGTTAGGTGAGCGCTATGACGGGGATCGGGCCGGGGATGTCTTTATCGCCGGCGGCGGACCGTCCGCCCATGCCGCGACCGATCAGTCGTCGTGGGGGGAGACCGGGGAGACATCGATTCTCGCGCGGATGGATCTCACCGGCCGGGAATATCTGTTTTGGACCGATCACGTGCTCGACGCACCGATCAATCTCGGAAGCACACCGACACCGGAGGATGACGAAGTGATCAAAAATATCTCGGAAGCGTTCAAATATCACGACGGGCAGATATTCGAGCCGGACATCGACCGGTATCTCTACCTGAACAACAATTCCGACGTGTCGGTGCTCACCGGCGCGCACGATTCGGTGTGGGGGGATCTCTACGTGTCGTTTCAGGTGTTGACCCCGCCGGCGAATCCGGCGTCCGCGGTGCAAGTTCGGGCCGTGCTCGACACGGTCGACGCGGCCGGGAAGGTGACGAAGTCCGCCAGTCTCGGAACCCAAGAGCTCCCGTACGGTCGGGGGCAGATTATGGGATTCGTCCCCGTCCCGGTGTTCGCCATGGGCGACGATCAACGGCTCCGCTTCAAGGTGTATCCCGTCGACGGGGCACGGCTCCAACTTTCGACCGGGACCTTCCGGGGAGCGACCGCGGGCTCGTGAGCGTGATCGGGTCGACCGTGTCGGCGCCGGCGTCGACGACGTCGACGCCGACCGTCGTCGTCGCGCTCGTCGTGCTCGTCGTGCTCGTCGTGCTCGGATTTCTGATCGTGTGCGCGCTCGTCGCGCTGCACCGACAAGCGCCGGCCGGAGTCACGGTCGCTGCCACGCTCACGGTCGTCACGGTCGCTCCCCCCGCTCCCCCCGTCGACGACGACGTCGTCGTCGACCCCGAATCGACGGGGCCCGAATGACAGACACGCCGCGCCGAATCATGCCGACCGGGGCCCCGGTCCGGCATGGTCGGTTGTGTGTTGTTGAATCGACCGGGCCCGATCGGGCCGGTCGCTCCGCCATGGTCGGTCGGTGAGATCGGCCTCAAGAGAAGTCATCCCCTATGTCCCCCACGATCTCGGTACTCTGCGAGCGGCACGCGCACGCCTGGTGCGACGACGTGTCATGTCAATGCGGATGTCATGCCGGCCGGCGCCCGCCGGCGGTGTCGGCACCGTCCCCCACGG